TGCCAAAGAACAGGATCGCGGTGGCCGCAAGGGCGCGAAAGGCCCCGGCTTCAAATGCGAGGACGCTTGGGGGTATGTGTAATGGCTGCAAATATTAAGTTGTCGGACTGCCTCATTGCCCCCCACAGTCAGCCCTGCTGGGATTGCATCAATGCCTGCGGCGGCTGTTCATGGTCCGCAAAAGGGAAACCCGTCCCCGGCTGGAAGGCGGAACCGGTCATCATTCGGAATAACATGGGCCGCGACCCGGACGATTTTTCCGCAAAATCTTACAGGATCTATGCCTGCCCCCAGTTCCGGGCAGACCCAAGGAGGCAACATGACAAGGCTTGTGATTGACATCCATGAGGACGGCGACCTGCTGGCTTGCAAGGAGGCGGTGGCTATGCTGCTGGAGCCTCTGGGCCGCGTCCGGGTGGTCAGCGTCATTACCGATGGCAAGGAGGAGAAGCGGTGATTGCATTTGAAATCCCCTATCCGGCAACAAAGCGCGGCAAAGCTGCGTGGAACAAGCGGTTTGGCCTGAACGCGTATTACGCCGGAAAGCACTGGTCGCAGCGGAAGAAGGATGCGGAAGAGCTGCATGAGCTTGCCCACTGGGCAATGCGTAAAGCAGGAATTACAAAACGTCTAGTAAATCACCCCGTCAAGGTGACGTTTTTCTGGAATGACAATCTGGACATCGATAATCACGGCGCGCTGGGCAAAGCCTTTGTGGATGCGATGAAAGGCTATATTTTGCCAGACGATAACCGGGAGTGGTTCCGTGCCGTGGAACACAAATTTTGGAGCGGAGATACGATCCGCGTGGAAATTGAGGAGGCATAATGGTGACCCGCAAGGAGATTTTGACCGCTGCCAAGCAGTGCGTGTGCGGAGGAAGGGAAACCGACTATGGAACGCCAGAGGACAGTTTCGGCCTGATTGGGCAATACTGGACGGTATACACCGGGCACATGATTACGGCAAAGGACGTCGCCATGATGATGGCGCTGCTGAAAATCGCACGAATTCAGGGCAACCGGGCAACGGGCGATTGTTTTGTTGATCTCGCCGGATATGCCGCCTGCGGCGGGGAATTGGAGGACTGATATGCTCCACTTAGGCGATATAACAAAGATCCACGGTGGGGAAGCCCCCGTTGTGGACGTAGTGATCGGCGGCAGCCCATGTCAGGACCTTTCCATTGCTGGAAAGCGGGCAGGGCTTGCCGGGGCGCGTTCCGGCCTGTATATGGAGCAAATACGGATTATCAAGGAGATGAGAGCACGTGACATGGCAAGCGGGCGAACAGGTGAGTTTGTGCGACCTCGGTATATGGTCTGGGAAAATGTCCCCGGAGCCTTCAGCTCCAACGGAGGGAAAGACTTCGCAGCCGTCCTCGAAGAAGCCATCCGGGTCGCAGAGCCGGAAGCCCCCGATATTGAAGTGCCTGAAAAAGGTTGGAACACCTGGGGGGGATACCACGATGAAATGGGAGGACGATGGAGCGTTGCGTGGCGAGTGCTCGATGCGCAACACTGGGGAGTCCCCCAACGTCGCCGTAGAATCGCGCTTGTCGCAGATTTTGGAGGCGACACCGCATGGGAAATACTGTTTGAGCGCAAAAGCGTGTCAGGGTATCCTGCGGAGAGCGGAGCGGCGTGGGAAGGACCTGCCGCCGGTGCTGAAAGCGGTGCTGCTTACGCAGTCCGAATCAGGGGAGGATGCGACGGAGGCGGAAAAGGAGCCTTAGTCAAGACGGAGAAAAGCGGGACGATTAAGGCAGGGAATGATCAGACGCTTTTCTGCATGGCAACTCAGCAAGGCGGGGCCGAGGTACGAAGCGATGACCGTGCACCGACCTTGACCGCTTCCGCAGGCATGAGCGGGAACAACCAGCCGGTTGTATGCGCCGGGTTTAAGCTGGGGAACAGCGAACAGGCCCGGAGCATCGGATACGCCGAGGAACAGGCCCCTACGCTGAACGCGGAGTGCGGAGGAAACAAACCGGCGGTGATGTGCCTGAACGATCAGGGCGGGAATGTGATGGGTGTGAGCCATGATGTTGCCGGTACGCTGAGAGCACAGGAGCATGGGCACCAGCCAGCGGTCATGGCGTTTGATACTACGCAGATCACCAGCAAGCAGAATGGGAGTATTCCTGACTTCGGGAAACCATGTCACACGCTAAACGCCAATGCCCATGTACCGTGCGCCGTGCTGAATATGAGCCACGCCTGCGACGTCATCCGGGACTGCGGCGAGGTAGCGCCCAGTCTGCAAGCCCGTATGGGAACCGGCGGCAACCAAATCCCATTGACATACCAGAAAACAACCGGAACTTTATCGCCCGGAGCACACGCAGGGAGCTATAACGGGCAGGACGCTTACAACGATATGCTGGTGGTATCAAGCGAAATTTCCCCAGCATTAAGAGCAAAAGCCAATGACCCATACCGAACAGATATGGCCGCATATGTCGCAAGCGTAGATTGCCGAAATTTCACCGAGGGCGGGGAGATCAACGGAACCTTGCAGGCAAAGGAAAGCGAAGGCCAAAGCCTGAACCTGAACAATACGGTCCGCCAAAACATGGTGGTTCGCCGTCTGACCCCATTGGAGTGCGAACGGCTTCAGGGATTCCCGGACGGATGGACAGATATTGGAGATTGGGTTAAAACAGATAAACGCGGGCGCAAAATAAAAGTGAAAGGAAGTGCGGACAGCCCCCGGTATAAGGCACTGGGCAACTCCATCGCCCTGCCGCCGTGGAAATGGCTTCTGAAACGGCTGTGCGGCAACTACGAGCGGGACGCCAAAATGGCGAGTTTGTTCGATGGAATAGGCGGTTTCCCTTTGATCTGGGAGCAGATTAACGGACGCGGAACGTGCCTATGGGCCAGCGAGATCGAAGAGTTCCCCATCGCCGTGACCAAACGGCGGTTCGGCACGGTAGAGGAACCGGGAGACATGGGGTGCTTTTTGTTCCCGTGTGGAAAGGATGAACTATGAGAGATCAAAACCTCGTAAATGCTCTGCGTGAGCACGCGGAATGGGCGGAGGGGAACCAGTGGGAAACGCCCATTACCTTGGGCGATGATCTGGCGGAAGCCGCCGACCGGATTGAGGCGCAGGCGAAGGAGATTGACGCACTGCGAAACGAACTGTGCTTGAAATGCGGAAGCTACACGCTGGCCCATGAGGGGGCCTGCAACGGATGCCGGTGGAGGAGGTAAGAAGATGGAACGATTAACTAAGAGTTTGCCCAGTGGAGCGGCTGATTATAATTACCCTAAAAGCTGTTACTTCGGGGATGGGTCTGGCGCAGACAGAATAGCCCAAAGTGCTTTTAGGCATAGGTGTGTTGAACAGTTGGCCGACTATGAAGATACGGAGCTGACACCACAGGAAGTCCTCAGTATGAAGTTCGAGTGGTGCGCAATGATGGATGCGTTAAACAGCATCGGTGGAGGTTACACCCGCTTACGCGAGCTGGCCGAGGCCGACAAGGACGGGCGCGTGGTGGTGCTGCCGTGCAAGCTTGGAACGAAACTATGGGTAACTGGGCGTGATAATGTTCCGCGAGAAATGGTTCTTAACGCGCCGGACATCAGGGCGGTGTGTGCGGATGAGGATAATCTGTGTATGTCAACGTGCAATCGCAAGCCGGACGGGTTCTGCGCGTATCGTCTGCGTAATGATGGTGCAGACATCGGCAAGACCGTATTCCTGACCCGCGAGGGGGCGGAGAAAGCACTGGAGGGAATGAAGAATGAGTAAGGCTGTTATGCTGAGCATCCGCCCCAAGTGGGTGGAGAAGATCGCCAACGGCGAAAAGACGATTGAGGTGCGAAAAACCAGACCGAAGCTGGACACGCCGTTCAAATGTTACATCTACTGCACGCTGCCAAAATATCCGCACGAGGACTTCATAGCGACGAACTATCCAATGCCACAGTTTTACGGCGGCGGCAAGGTCATTGGGGAGTTTACCTGTGACCGCATAGATAGACTTGCCCCGGCAAACGAACCGTATGGCATCTATGACATTGACGATGATTATGTATTTCAGACTTGCCTTGAAAATGGGGCTCTATGGGATTATGGGCACGGAACACCGCTTTACGGCTGGCATATCTCCGGGCTGAAAATTTACGATATGCCGAAGAAACTGAGCGAGTTTTTTCCTGTGTGCAGGTATAAAAATGATGATAAATCGTGCCCGTCGCGCAGGGTTGCTTGCTCATATCAAAAATATGACTACAACCCTGACGGGAGCATCAATCTTGTTGAGTGCGGGAGGACGCTTGAACGCCCGCCCCAGAGCTGGTGCTATGTGGAGGAGGGATGACAATGGCTGAATATAAAATCTGCTTTAGCGTAGCCGGGGCGTTTGGCGCTCAAATCAGCTTTGAGGCAAAACCCGGCGTATCCTATGAGGACGCTGCGGCGTCTATTGACAAAGACAAACTGGCGAAGCTGCTGTGTTTCGACACCTTGGGCTACTCCGCAAAGGATATTGAGATTATCACGCCGGAACAGTACGAGGCGGAATTTGGAGGGGATGGGGATGGCTAAGCAGTCCGGGTATTTGAAGCGGCGGGACGCGGAGCTGGATGCGGTCTTTTGGGCCGGTGCTGCGATGGCAGCGCAGTTTGCCGTGGACACCCTGCAAATGACCATGCACCAGCAGGAAGGCTGGGGCTATAACCGGATCATGCGCGTCACGCATGAGTGGATGGAGACCCAGCGGGAATACAGACCTGCCTTAAACTGCAAGGACCCGGAGGCAGACGTCCGGCAGGAACACATGGATCGGGTGCTGGCGGAGATTATCCGGGACAAGGCAAAGTTGATCCCATTCCCGGACAGATACAAGGAGCTGAAAAAGATCCGTTATGGGAGGTAACTATGCAGAAGGAAGATATATCGCTCCTGCGCATCTATGCGAAGAATGATATGAATTGCGTGAAAACCGCAAAGGAGATGGACATTCACCATAACAGCGTGATCTATCGGCTTGGCAAGATCAAGACGGAAACCGGGCTGGATGCGCGGAAGTTCTGGGACTTGGTAAAGTTGCTGGAAATGGAGGAATCATGAAACTTGGACAGGTGTTTCGGGCCAGATTCAAGTCCATACCTTCCCAGCTGGAACGGCAGCACCCGACGTATGAGCAGCTGTATCCGTTCCGGCGCGGAGAGGTAATTTACATCCACCCAAAGGGCCGGTTTGTCAGTGTGCGGACGGAAACGGCGGGTGGCCCCGTGGTAGAGAATTTCCGGCTATGTGAGGTGGTTATGTGAGTACATTCCCGGAACGGCTGCGCAAGTTAAGGGAATCTGAGCGGCCTGCTAAAAGCATGAGAGTGAAAGCGGAGCTGATTGGGATCGGGCATGATACGCTGCGGAAGTACGAAACCGGGGAGAACGAACCGGCTCTCAGCCAATTGAAGCTGATAGCGAATCATTACCACGTCAGCTTGGATGAGCTTGCATGGGACGAAGGCGAGCGAGAGGGCAAACCTTTATAGTATCGCAAAAAAAATTGGTCTTTGCCCCTGATTCGGGGCAAGCATAGAAAAATATGTGTCAGAATGAGGGTGCGGGGTTATATCCGTATCCTCATTCTTTCCATCCTTTCTTTCCTCCTGACCCCGGCGGATGCCGGGGATATGCAGACGTAGCTCAGTCGGCAGAGCACCGCGCCAGGAGGTATGCGCTGGTTCAAGTCCAGCCGTCTGCGCCAGATGCCGGGTCGCACCCGGACAATGTGAGACCGTCCGTCGTGGCTCACATGGAAATGAAAATGGTCGCTGAAAACTGCACCGTGGGAGGGAACCGCCTCAGCGTAATGGTGCTGCGTATGTAAAGCAGCAATCGGTGATGTGATAATTTAAGCGGCAAGATGGCCAATATGCGGCATAGGTGCCCCGTAAGGGAAGACCACAGCGAGTGACGGGGATTTTCCCCGAAGCGCTAAAGCAGGGCAGGACTGCAATGCCGTACCAGGTGACTTGCGTACCATGTTTGGATCGGGGAGAGCCGGACACGCAAGATGTGTATGCCCTTCGGGGGCGGGTAAAGTCTGCTATGTAAGGCCAAGGGGCGGGGGCTGGTAGCAAAACAGGAGGATGGCATGGAAATCACAAAACGGCGGCTTGCGGATATTGTGCCGTATGCCGCAAACGCAAAAAAGCATGATAAGCGGCAAATCAACAACGTTGCGGAGAGCATCAAGCAGTACGGATTTGTACAGCCGATTGTAATTGACCGTGACGGTGTGATCGTAATCGGCCACTGCCGTGCTTTGGCGGCAAAGAAGCTGGGAATGGAAGAAGTGCCTTGCGTCTGCGTAGACGATCTGACACCGGAGCAGGTGAACGCCCTGCGGCTGGTGGATAACAAGAGCAACGAGAGCGATTGGGATCTTGACCTGTTGGCTGATGAACTGCCCGGTCTTGACCTGTCGGCGTTTGACTTTGAATGGGGTCTGCGTGACGAACTGAACGATTCCGTTGTCGAGGATGATTATGAACCTGTCATTCCGGCGGAGCCGAAGAGCAAGCTGGGCGATGTGTACCAGCTTGGAGACCATCGCCTTATGTGCGGAGACAGCACGTCTTTGACAGACGTACAGAAGCTTGTGGGGGGGGCACAAATCGATCTTCTTCTAACCGATCCGCCTTACAATGTGGACTATCAGGGCACCGCCGGTAAAATCAAAAACGATAACATGGAGGATACGGCATTTAGACGGTTCCTGACGAATGCTTTCTCCAATGCGGCGATGGTTATGAAACCCGGCGCTCCGTTCTACATCTGGCATGCAGACAGCGAGGGGTACAACTTCCGTGGCGCGTGTAAAGATTCGATGCTGCGTGTCCGGCAGTGCTTGATTTGGGTGAAGAATTCCTTCGTAATGGGGAGACAGGATTTCCAGTGGAAACATGAACCTTGTCTGTACGGTGAGAGCGAGATTGAAGAGGACGAGCACGAGCCTTGCCTTTACGGATGGACGGAAGGTAAGAAACACTACTTCTTCAAGAACCGCAGACAGACTACCGTTCTGAATTTCGATAAGCCTGTCAAATCTGCGGAGCATCCGACCATGAAGCCAATTAAGCTGTTTGATTACCAGATGCAGTGCTCCAGTAAGCCGGGTGAGAATGTGCTTGACCTGTTCGCTGGCTCCGGAACAACAATCATGGCAGCGGAGCAGAATGGCAGACACGCTTTCTGCATGGAGTATGATCCGAAGTATGCCGACGTCATTGTTGACCGGTGGGAGAAGTTCACCGGGAAGAAGGCGGTGCTTCTGCATGACTGATGCTCAGGCGACTGCGCGGAGGATGTTGAAGAAAAACCATCAGTATTTATCCACTCAGCAAATGAAAACACTGAACGGGCTGATTAAGTCCGGCGATATTACAGGGGCCATGAATGGCCTGCATACATTGGTGGCGAGAAAGCTGACTGCGAGGAAGGAGGGCGCGTATGGCAAGGCCAAGAAAGGAAATAGATCAGAAGCAGTTCGAGAACCTCTGCGGCCTGCAATGCACGCTTGAGGAAATCTGCGGCTGGTTTGATGTGACTGATAAAACGCTGGATAGTTGGTGTAAACGCACCTATCATGCCAGTTTCTCCGAGGTATTTAAACAAAAGCGCGGCGCGGGGAAAATTTCACTGCGCCGGAGCCAGTGGCGATTGGCTGAAAAGAACGCGACAATGGCGATCTTCCTCGGCAAACAGTTTTTGGGACAGCGTGACAGCGTGGACGTGGCGGTGACGGACGCGAAGGGCATTGCATTGGACGAGTTGGAGAAGATGGTGATGCAGAATGACGCGGATACAAGCGGCGGAACTGCTGATACATAATCCCATTGCGTTCGGTCATGCCGTTGGGTTTGATAAGCTGGGCACGCTGCACAACGCATGGATACAGGATATGGTGCGCGGGAGTGAGGACAAAACCTTGCAGGCGCATCGTGGCAGCTATAAAACAACGTGCGTTTCGATTGCGCTGTCGGAGATCATCGTCCTCCTGCCGAATCTCAAAACGCTGTTTATGCGAAAAACGGATGCGGACGTGAAAGAGGTTGTGCGGCAGGTGCGAAATCTGCTACTATCGCCATACATGAAGGCACTGTGCGAGAAGATCCACGGGAAACCGTTGATCTTGACAACGGTATCCGCGACGGAGATTTCCACGAATCTGGCAGCGGACAACAAGGGCACGAGCCAGCTTGTGGCGTGCGGCGTGAACGGGTCTTTGACCGGAAAGCATTTCGACCGCATATTCACGGACGATATTGTAAACGTGCAGGATCGAATTTCCCGCGCAGAGCGAGACCATACAAAAACGATCTATCAGGAGTTACAGAACATCCGCAATCGTGGCGGACGCATTTTCAATACCGGGACGCCATGGCATAAGGAAGACGCGTTTTCCATGATGCCGAATATCGAAAAGTACGATTGCTATTCAACTGGGTTGATCTCTGGGGATGAGTTGCGAACCATTAAATCGTCTATGACGTCATCCCTGTTTGCAGCAAACTACGAGCTGCGACACATTGCCAGTGATGATGTGATCTTTGACACGCCGCAAATGGGCGGTGAGCCTTGCCTTGCAGAGCAGGGCATTTGCCATATCGACGCGGCATATGGCGGTGATGACTACACGGCGTTTACGATCGCCCGGAAGAAGGGAACAACATATTACCTCTATGGGCGACTTTGGCACAAGCATGTGGACGATTGCATGGATGAGATTATTCGGCTTCGGAAATCCTTTAATGCTGGGGAGATTTACTGCGAGACCAACGCCGACAAGGGATATTTGGCAAAGGCGTTGCGTGCGAAGGGAGAACGAGCCGTTACCTATCACGAAAGCATGAACAAATTCCTTAAAATCACAAGCTATCTCAAGGCGGAATGGCGCAATGTGGTTTTTGTGGTCGGTACGGATGATGCGTATATCGACCAGATTTGCGATTACAACGAGAACGTGGAGCATGATGACGCGCCGGACAGCGCGGCCAGCATCGTAAAGCGGTTGTGGAACAAACGCGACAGCTCCGATTATGTTTCCATTCTGAGATAAGGGGTGAGCGGAGATTAAGACATATAATGACCTTGTGGCGGTGGGTGAGGACGAAAAGGCGCGGATGGAGTTTATCCGCAGTGCGATCAACGCGCATCGTGAATCCCACGCATATAAGGCGGCAGCGGATGCTGAGGAATATTACAACGGGCTGAATCCGACAATCAACCGCTATGAAAAGATCATCTACGATATGCAGGGCCGTGCCCACACGGATATGTGGACGGCAAACCATAAGCTGGCCAGTCGGTTCTTTGGTCTGGCGGTGGATCAGGAGGTTTCCTATCTTCTGGGTAACGGCGTAACCTTTGCGGAGAAGGAAACGCCGAGCAAGTTATGCCCGGACTTCGACCAGGAAGTCATGGATGCGGCACGTGAGGCGAAAATCGCGGGCGTTTCCTTCGGCTTCTGGGATCTGACGCATTTGCGCGTGTTCTCTCTGCTTGAGTTCGTCCCCCTCTATGATGAAGAGGACGGTGCAATGAAAGCCGGTATTCGGTTCTGGCAGGTGGCACAGGATAAGCCTCTGAGAGCGACGCTGTATGAGATCGACGGCTTTACCGAGTATTTCCAGCCCAGCGGCGAGGATATGGCCGTCATGCAACCGAAGCGCAGCTATAAACTGATCGAGCGCAAGGCCGAAGTCGGCGAAACCGAAATCTATGACGGCGGGAATTATCCGAGTTTCCCCATTGTTCCGCTGAAAAACAACAAACGGTGCCTCTCCGAGATTGTCGGCAAGCGCAACACCATTGACGCGCTTGATTTGGCGTCCTCTAACATGGTCAACAACGTGGACGAGGGCAACCTGATCTATTGGGTGCTGTCCAACTGCAACGGCATGGATGATCTCGACGATGCGAAATTTGTGGAGCGCTTGAAAACCACCCATGTTGCCCACGCAAACGGCGATGATGGCGCGAAGGTGGAGAGCAAGACTATCGAGGCTCCATATGAGGGCACCAGCAGCACCATTGATATGCTCAAGAAAAAGCTGTACGAGGATTTCCAGTGCTTTGACGCGGCGGCGGTATCCGCCGGGAACCAGACGGCGACCGCAATCAAGGCCAGCTATGTGCCGCTGGATCTGAAAACTGACAAGTTTGAATCCGAGGTAACGCGGTTTATTTTGGAAATTCTGCGTTTGGCAGGCATTGAGGATCAGCCGAGTTATACGCGCAATCAGATCATCAACAAGAGCGAGGAAACGCAGAACATCCTTCTGGGCGCGGCGTATTACGATGACGAGTACATCACAAAGAAGCTGTTGACGATCAACGGTGACATTGACCAGTACGAGGACATGGAAAAGCGGAAGGCAGCAGAAAAACTTGACCGGAGCTTTGAAGATCCGGACGCGCCGGGGGTGAGCGGCGATGGCGACCAGTGATCTTGGGCATCAACTGACCAATAAGAAGCTTGCAAAGCTGGAGCGGCGCATTGCGAAATTGTACCGTGAGGCTGGGAAAGAACTGCAGGCGACCATCGATGCATATTTTGAGCAATTCCAAAAGCGAGACGAGGAAATGAAGGCGCTGATCGGCACCGTGCAGAACGGAAAGGAATGGACGGAGGCCGACTATAAGCAATGGCGGCTCAACCAGATCGGGCGTGGGAAACGCTATCAGGCAATGCGTGACAGGGTGGCACACCGCGTGACCGATGCAAACGCTGTGGCGGTGTCTTACACCAATGACGCAACGCCCGGTATCTACTCCCTTAACCGCAACTATGCGGCATACACCATAGAGAGCGTGGCTGGGGACGTGGGCTTTGACCTGTGGGACGAGCAGACGGTGAAACGGCTCATGGTAGAGCAGCCGGATTTAATGCCATACTACCCGCCGAAACGAGCATTAAAGCGCAGTATCGACCTTGCGTATGGTAAGAAGCAGATCACGGCCAGTGTCACCAGCTCCATCTTGCGGGGATTGAGCATTAAGCACATGGCGGATAACCTGCAAAAGCGAATCACCACCATGAGCCGCGATTCCGCCATCCGCACCGCCAGAACCGCCGTGACTGGCGCGCAGAACGCCGGACGCATGGACAGCTACGCGGCGGCGGAGAAGATGGGCATCAAGCTAAAAAAAGAATGGTTGGCTACGCTGGACGCGCGTACACGCCACTCTCATGCCATGCTTGACGGCGAACAAGTGGCGCAGGACAAGAAGTTTTCTAACGGTTGCCGCTTCCCCGGAGACCCGCAAGGCCCGCCGTGGGAAATATATAACTGCCGCTGTACGCTGATTGCCGCCGTGGAGGGTGTAGATACCTCTACTGCGCAGAGACGCGCCAGAAACGCCGATACGGGCAAAACAGAGGTTATCTCAAACATGACCTATGCGGAATGGGCGGGGTGGAAAAAAGATACAAAGCAAGTTGCAAGTGCGGCAAAATCTGATATAATTAAAGCAAAACCCGAAATAAAGCCAGTAACTTTAAGCCTTTCCAACTTAGAGGAATTGGAGAAGTGGCAAAACGAATATTATGCGACAAACTCGAGCGTCGAGTTTACCAAAAAAGCGAATCCGAATATATCCAAGTATTCCGGCGGTGCGTATAGCGCAATTAACGCCATAGAGCGCGGCGGCGCGGCGTATGAAAAGGCGCTGCGTTGCTATGGGAACCTCGACGGGTACAAGGAGATAAGCGACGGCGTTTCTGCGGAAATATCAAAGTTCAAGCTTTCAACGGACTTGAACGTGAAGCGTGTTGTCGGGGATGTTGGGTATATTACGGGAGGCGGTTCATCTGTTGATGATATGGTCGCGAGTATCGGAAAGCTATATACAGAAAAAGGATTTACAAGCACGACAATAGCGCAAGACGCGCAACTCCCGTTTGGAGGGCACAAAGATACGCAGACGGTTCTTGATATTATCGTGCCAAAATCAACACGCGGCGCTTATATTTACAAAATGGCAGATAACCCCGCGGAATTTGAATTTCTGATAGACAGAGGCACAACATATAAAGTCCTTGATGCAGGGGAAAGAACTGTTAAAAAAAGCATTTTCGACCTAAAATCAAGAGAGTTTGTAGAGAAAGAAGTCCCCGAACGATATATGAAATTGGAGGTTGTTTCGCAATGAAAGAGACGGTTATTGACTGGCTTCCGATGTTTGCGGAGTTTGTGAAAGACCCAACATCTGATTTTTCTGTTGGGGATTTTGTGGAAATTGAAAAATCGGCTACACCGAAGGCAAAAAACGCTTACAGGAAATACATCAAATTTATTTCTCACGGATTGCAGAGCTGGGATGATCTGATTATTGAAAATCGGCGTATTGTTGGCATTGCTAAAACTGCAACGGGAAAATCAAAAGAGCAATGCGAGATAGTTTTGCAGCTCATTGCAGATGGATGGATTGATAATGAACCATTCATTAAGGGGTAACGTATGAGCGTTGAAATCCAGGACAACAGCAAAGAGGTTTCCGCTGCGATCAAGGCGGCGCTGCTGCGCGGGCTTGAAAAATGCGGGCTGGTGGCAGAGGGATATGCGAAAAGGCTGTGCCCCGTTGACACCGGCAATCTGCGGAACAGCATTACCCATATGATAGACGAGCAGGAACCGGCGGCAATCATTGGCACGAACAATGAGTATGCCGTTTACGTCGAGCTTGGCACGGGCATTTACGCCGAGGGCGGCGGCGGACGGCCTACACCGTGGGTGTATCAGGACGCAAAGGGCAACTGGCATTACACGCGCGGCAACAAGGCGCAGCCGTTTCTGAAACCTGCTGCCGCCGACCATGTGGGACAGTATCGGGACATTCTGGAAAGCGAGCTGAAAAATGGATAACGAGACCATCAAGGCCATCGAGGCCATTATACGGCGCGGCAATGACGCGGAGATCCGGCGCAAGGGCGACGGGTATATCGTATTAGAGGTAAAAAAGACAATCAAATATTCAACTTCCGCGTAATAGGGCGCGGGAAAGGGCAATAGGAGCCAGCTACCGAGTTTTTCTCGGTGGTTGGCCCTTTTGTTTTAGGTAAAACCCGCGAGGTACAGCGGTTTTTATACAACGTTCGCCCCCGAAGAATTGGGGCCAAGGAAAAGGAGAACGAATAACATGGCGAAATTTACGAGAGCGGAAATTAGAAATATTCTCGGCGAAGCTTGCACCGAAGAGATCGAAAATCGCTTGGTTGCGCTGCATCTGGGCGTGGTTGACCCCCTCAAGGACGATCTCACGAAGTACAAGGCGGACGCAGAGAAGCTGCCCAGCGTCCAGAAGGAATTGGACGACCTCAAGGCAGCGGGTGACGGCGGCTATAAGGAAAAGTACGAGAAGGAACACTCGGCCTTTGAAACTTACAAATCCGACGTCACGGCAAAGGAAAGCAAGGCGGCAAAGGAAAAGGCCGTGCGCGCTTACTTTGAGAGCAAAAACATCACCGGCGCGAATTTGGACCTTGCCATGCGTGGCTGCGGCGAAGAAATGGCCGCATTGGAGCTGGACGGCGAGAAGATCAAGGATACCAAGAGCCTTGATGCACTCGTAAACGGCACCTACAAGGGGCTTGTCTCCACCACGCAGACGCACGGTGCGAATCCTGCCAATCCCCCGGCAAACACCGGCGGCGCGAAGACCCGCGAGGACATCTATAAAAAGGACGATAAGGGCCGCTATGTGATGTCTACGGCAGAGCGCCAGAAAGCGCTTGCCGATCTGATGGCAAGCGAAAACAACTGATTTTTGAAAGGAGCTATTTATGGCTGCGAAAACTAACGTAACAACTTCTGCACAGTTTACCACTTCCGCCCGTGAGGTGGATTTCGTGTCCCGCTTTGCTGATAACTGGGACGCGCTGCGCAACATCATGGGCATCATGCGTCCCATCCGCAAGGCCCCCGGTACGAAGCTGGTTTCCTACAAGGCCAGCGTGGACGGCGGTCTCAAGGGCGGCACCGTGGCTGAGGGTGACGAGATCCCCTTCACCAAGATGAAGGTGGATCCTGTTGCCTATGGCGACATCGACATTTCCAAGTATGCCAAGAGCGTGACCATCGAGAGTGTGGCGAAGTACGGCGCTGATGTTGCTGTGGAGAAGACCGACGAGGCTTTCCTCGTGGCCCTGCAGAACAAGGTCCTGACCGACTTCTACACCTTCCTCGGTACTGGCACTCTGAAGGTGACCGAGAAGACGTGGCAGCGCGCTTTGGCCATGGCTAAGGGCAAGGTGCTGGACAAGTTTGCCGGTCTGGATAAAGACGTGACCGAGGTGGTGGGCTTCGCCAACATCATCGACGCTTACGATTACCTGGGCGACAAAGAGATCACCGTTCAGACCATGTTCGGCATCAACTACGTGGAGAACTTCATGGGCTACCGCACTCTGTTCCTGCTGCCTGAGAAGGACATTGCCTCCAAGAAGGTGATCGCTCTGCCCGTGGAGAACATCGACCTGTACTATGTGGACCCCAGCGACAGCGACTTTGCCAAGCTGGGTCTGAACTACACCGTGAAGGGCGAGACCAATCTGATCGGCGTTCACGTCGACGGCGATTACAGCCGCGCCACCGGCGATATGTACGCCATCATGGGCATGAAGCTGTGGGCTGAGTATCTGGACGGCATTGCCGTGGCTACCGTTGCTGCGGTTGCTGCGGGCTAAATAAGGGGGCAGCGTGATGCTTGAACAGGTCTTACGGCATTTGAACAACTGGTTCCTTGTGGAGATTCACGAGGGCACGTTCACCGTGGAGAATGGCAGCATTGCGCTGCCCTTTCTCCAAATCAATCAATATTTTCGCATCTGCGGTTCAGTGTTCAACGATGGCCTGCACCAGTATCCGGCGGCTGACCTGACGGATGAAACCTTTACCGGGACGGTGTGGGTGCTGGCGGTGCCAAAGGCTGTTGTTTCCCTTGCCGAAGATATCGCCGCGTGGGAAGAAAAGAACGGGGAGGCCGTTGCAAGCCCGTATCAAAGCGAAAGCTTCGGGGGCTATTCTTACACCAAACGCAGCGCTGGAAGCGACAGCAACGCGTTAAACGGCTGGCAGGGCGCTTTTAAGGGCCGATTGAATGACTGGCGGAAGCTCAAGGGGGTGGAGCCGTAATGCTGTTGGATGCGTTTGGTAAAAAGTGTGTGCTGATTGAAAAGAAACGCACGGCCGACGGTGCTGGTGGCTATATCACGGAATGGGTTGACGGCGCCGAGTTTCTCAACTATCAGGCGCTTGATACATCCATGGAGGCCCGGAGGGCGGAACAGGAGGGCGTTACCTCAGTGTATTCCGCGCTGGTCAACCGGAACGTGCCCATTGAGTACAACGATTATTTCCGGGATGGGGAAACGGGGCTGACCTACCGGGTGACGTCAAACCCGGAGGAAAAGGCAGCTCCGAAATCTGCCGGACCGGCAATCCGGGCGCTTAAATTCTTCACTGCGGAGCGAAAGGAGCTGCCGAAATGACGAAGGATAAGGCGCTCCATGCGTGGTTTTCTCAATTCCTTCCGGCATTCCCAACATCCAATGTGCCGGAGGACGCGACGTTCCCGTGGCTGACCTATGAACTGATTACCGGGTCATGGGAGAGCGGGGGGATCGCTCTGACTGTGAATCTCTGGTATTACACCGAGAGCGAGGCGATACCCAACGCCAAGGCACAGGAAATTTCTGACGCCATCGGCATGGGCGGCGCGTTCGTGCCCTATGACGGAGGCGCGATGTGGATCAAGCGCGGGTCCCCGTGGTGCCAGAACATCGCGGACGAGAGCGATAAGAACATCAAGCGGCGGTATCTCAACATCACGGTGGAATATCTGTCGCAAAACTGATGAAAGGACGAAACTATGAGATTTACAAAAATCCCTTCCGACGCATTTCAGAAATTACAGATCAACGCCGGTATTCTGACCACCGATTTTACCCCGGCCACCGGAACCATCGGAGAGGCGGGACAGATCGGCGCGACTACCGGCGGCGTAAATTTTACCGCAACGCCCAGCTTCTCCGATTTTGGCGAAGACATTGACAACTGCCCCAAGAACATGAAGGATCTGAAACGGCTGGATTCCTGGGAAGCGAAAATGACGGGTACGTTCGTCAACGCAGACACCAAGATCGCAAAGAGCCTTTGCGGTGCTGCCGACGTGGGAACCAGCGATGGGAAGGTAACGCCTCGGAACGATCTGTTGGACGCTGACTTTGCCGACATCTGGCTGGTGGGTGACTACTCCGACAAGAACGGCGATAAAAATGGCGGCTTCATCGCCATTCACCTGATGAATGCACTGTCTACCGGCGGCTTCCAGCTGAAGACCAGCGACAAGGCAAAGGGACAGTTTGCATTTGAGTATACCGCCCACTACTCCATGGCGGCACAGAACACGGTCCCCTTTGAGATCTACATCAAGGCCGGTACGGCGGAGGGCTGATATGAAACTTTCCGACATTCATGGCGAGCGGGTGTTTGATGTTATCGCAGACATCATTGATCCCATTGCCAACATCGCAGAGGACGAGAAGGCTTCCGCCATGTTCCGGCGTGAAAAGATCCCAGAGGGAATGACGGCGAAGAAGTTTGCGACGCAGAGGGCGCGGAAATCGCTCCCTGCGCTGCTCAAGGGGCACAAAGGCGACATCATCGCTATCCTTGCCGCCATCGAGGGCGTGAGCGCTGAGAGCTACAAGGGAGCGCTGAATCTCGTCAAACTGATGCACGACGCGGCGGAGCTTTTGACCGATGATGCGTTTACCGCGCTTTTTCTCTCGGCGCAGAGCGGGAAATCCTCTGGCTCTGCGCAGGAGAATACCGAGGGCAAAGGAGAATAAAGCCGTTCCTGCGATACTGCACAGCGCGGCTCAATGAAAAAGCAAGAAACGACGCATACCGCATTTATGTGACGGACGCACTGCGCATTGTGGCCGAAAACACGGCGCAATACGCGGGCGGGAACTACATCAAGGCGCGATACGCAGACATTATTGAGCCGAAAAAGCAGGACAACCGGACGTGCGAGGAAATCACCGCCGATATTGTCGCGCGGTGCGGATTGGTGGTGAAACATGAATCTACTTGATTTATTTGTCAAAATCAGCGTAGACACGAGCGAAGTAGATAAAAACCTTGGGGATACCAAAGAAAAGGCATTGAGCTTTGGTGACGTTCTGAAAGCCAATATTGCCGGGCAGGCCATTGTTTCTGGCGTGAAAGCTGTTGCAGGTGCGGTAAAAAACATTGGCGAAGCAGCGATCCAAAGCTACGGTGAGTATGAGCAACTGGTTGGCGGCGTAGAAACGCTTTTCAAGTCTTCTGCCGATACCGTGATGCAGTACGCCGCAAACGCATACCAGACGGCAGGCATGAGCGCGAACGAGTACATGACTACCGTGACGGCATTTTCTGCGTCTCTGCTGCAATCGATGGGCGGCGACACGGACGCGGCGGCGGAAAAGGCAAATCTGGCCATTACCGACATGTCGGACAACGCAAATAAGATGGGCACGGACATGCAGTCTATCCAGAACGCCTATCAGGGTTTCTCCAAGCAGAACTACACCATGCTTGATAACCTGAAGCTGGGCTATGGCGGCACGAAGGAGGAAATGCAGCGTCTTTTGGACGATGCAAATGCCTTAAATGCTGCGCAGGGCAATTACACCAATTACACCATCGACAGCTACGCGGACATCGTTGACGCTATCCATACCGTGCAGACGGAAATGGGCATCACGGGCACAACGCAGCTGGAAGCCAGCACGACGATCCAAGGCTCTATCGCGTCAATGAAAGCGGCGTATGAAAACTTTATCACGGGTCTCGGTGACGAAAACGCCGACATGGCGGAACTTATTACAAACCTCTTGGGCAGCGCCGTGACGGTGGCGGAAAATCTCTTGCCGGTCGTTGAAAGAATCCTTGAAAACATCGGCGTTGTGGTGCAGGAAAAAGGCCCTGAAATGATTGAGAAATTCGTCGGCTATGCCGTCGAAAAACTGCCGCAGGTCATTGAACTGGGCATGAAGATGGTGTTGGCGATCGTCAGCGGCCTTGCTAATAACTTGCCGCAGATCGTTCGGTCGGTGCTTGACATGCTGGCGACCATTGTAGAGACCTTTGTTTCTTCGCTCCCCGATATCGTAAATGTCGGCAAACAGATCGTGAAGGGTCTGTGGGAAGGTATCAAGGCAATGGGAAGCTGGATCAAGGAGAAAGTGACCGGGTTCTTCGGCGGAATTGTGGATGGAGTGAAGGGCGTTCTCGGCATTCACTCCCCATCCCGCGTATTCGCTGGGATCGGCGAGAACATGGCGTTGGGCCTCGGCGATGGCTGGGATGACGAATACGGCAATATTAAGCGAGGCATTACCTCTGGGCTGGACTTCGGTACGGCGTCGGTAGGCTTTGCGGATTCCGGCATCGGCATTTCCAGCGCGGCTATTGTAAATGGGTTGGGCGAAGGGAAGCAATCCGGCGGATCATTTACGTTTAACCTGATGTTCCCTGACATGACCAAATTTGCATCCTATGTGTTTGATCCGTTGACCGGCTATGCGCAGGCAAACGGTACGCCAATCCTGAACCCCATTGCGTGAGGTGAAACATGACGGAATTGATTTTAGACGCCAACGGCATGGCGGTGGCGCTGCCGGAGAGCCGGGATGGTGGATACAATGTGCAAAATATCCCTCTGTCGGTTGATGTACAGATGATCTCTGGGCGAACGGCACGGGAGCTACGGGGGAATGTGTGGCAGGTGTCCTATCAATACGGATATTTTGACGCGGAAATGAAAAACAAGGTGATTGCGGCCTGCGAGAAGGGAACACGGGAACCGATTATCTGCGGTTTTTTGCCACAGGAATCCGATGGGGCGCTGCAATACTCCAGCTTTATCGTAACGTCTTTTACCCGGCCTAAGTTTATGTGGTCGCGGCGAAGCGGACGTGGAGAGGAGACCAAGGAGACCCCACTGTGGGCAGATTTTTCTGTGGAACTGCGGGAGGTGACGCCGCATGATTAAAAGCGGGCAGGCGTATCATGCGGCGATCACAGGAGACGCGCGGCGGGTGCTGCTGCGGGCGGTCATCGACATCATTTCCCCGGACATCGTGTTCGGTGCCGGGGAGACCTCCGGGCAGATCCCTTGGAGCAAGCCGGAGCAACTCCACAATAAGGTTTTTGGAAATCCCACCAAGTACGCAACGTTAGAGCGTGACCGGTGGGCGCTGGACGGGACGTGGAACCTTCTCCCGGACGATCCCACTCAGACGGTGGGACAGATGGGCTACATCGGCAACGTTCTTTCCAACGCGAACGGGACGTTTTCCACGCCGCCGTGGGTGGAGCTGCGGTTTTCCGGGGTTTCCGTGCTTCAGGCGTGCTCCGTCTACTTCCCCAGCAACGCCTACGACGGCGTGCCGGAGGATTTCACGGTGGAGGTCAAGCAGGGCGGCACGGCGTACCACACGCGGACTTACACCGGCAACACGGCATCCTCTGTATCACTGGAGGGCTTCACGGTCAACAACCCCGACGCCATCCGGGTGACGGTGACCAAATGGTCGCGGCCCAGCAGACGGATGCGGGTGGTGGAGATCGTCCCCGGCGTGTATGAGACGTGGGACGGCGGGATGATCGCCGAGTTCAGCGCCAAGCAGCAGGGCAATGTGGCGGCCACGGCGCTGCCGTATGGCACCTGCACCCTCAAAATCGACAACCTGTCCCGTCGGTTTGAGCCGCGCAGCAAAAACGGCATTTTCCAGTCCATAGAGGAGCGGCAGGGGATCGACGTCTCTCTGGGTGTCCGTCTTGCGGACGGCACGGACGAGTACAAGCGGCTGGGGATCTTCTACCAGTATTCCGGCGGCTGGAAAACCGGCGACAACGGCCTGACGATGCAGTGGACGCTGGTGGATATCATCGGCCTGCTGGCAAACCGGGAATTTCTGGCTCCCACCACACTGCCCACGACGCTGGGCGGGTGGATCGGCGCTCTGGCGGCGCAGCTGGGCGTCAACTTTAAGGACCGCTGGCACGTGGATCCCAATTACACGGCGCTGCCGGTGACGGTGCGGGTGGCGGAGGACCTGCAAGGCAAAAAGTGCGGGGATATCCTCCGGTGGGTATGCCAGACCACGGGCACATGGCCCCGGTCGGACGCATCCACCGGAGACCTGACCGCCGAGCCGCTGTGGAGCGAGGGTAACAAGGTGACACTGGACAACCTCAACAGCTACCCAACCATGAAGGCAAACGGAGACGTGGCGGCGCTGATTTTCACCCTCAACGATGGGGCGGGCACGAAATACATCGTGTCCGGCAACGCCACATCGTCCAGCGAGACGGTGAGCATCGACAACCCGTTTATCAAGACCGAGGCGCAGGCGTTGGCGGCGGCGCGGCTGATCCTCGCCACCTACGGTGGAAACATCCTGTCTCTGACGGGGCGAGGGGATCCGTCCTCCGAGATCGGGGACGTGGAGACGGTGTGGCTGGATGAGAGTCAGGCCACCACGGCGCGGCTGACCATGCAGACGTTCCAGTTTTCGGGCGGCGTCATGCAGGGGTGCCAGAGCCAGCTGTTGCAGGCGGACGGCAGCTTTCTGTATCAGGGCCGGGAGGTCATCACTACCCCCGGCACATGGAAGGCCCCGGCGGGAAAGAAATCTCTGCGGGTCATCCTTGTGGGCAAGGGCGGCGACGGTACCCGCGGCGCGGACGGCACGTGGGACGAGGCCGGTGCGGACGGCGTGGACGGTCTTGGCGGTCTGGTATGGGCTGGAACCATCAACATTAACGAGGGGCAGGAGTTCCCGGTGGTCTTCGGCGAGGACACCACCTTCGGAGCGTACTCCTCCGCCAAAGGCAAGCGCTATGATAACGGCTACACGGACGTGGCCAGCGGCGACAGCTTCGCCCGGACGGGCGTGGCAAAGCCAGTGCCGGGAGCCGGAGACGGCGGCACTGGCGGCAAGGGCGGCGAACAGGGGCGGCGGGAGGAAAAAACATGGACGGATGATGCGGGTGTATCACACAACTCATGGAAAGTCTATAGTTACCCAAAACCCGGTTTAAATGGCGCGTTAGGTGCTTTGGGCTGCGTGGTGATCTATTGGGATAAGGAGGACGCATGAGTGATTACACAATGCTCCTCCCTAAAATCACATCAGTGAGCTTTACGCCAAACCCCGTTGACATCAACGCAAAAATAAAACTGACAGTCACGGTTACAGAAGAAACTATTGTTTTAGAGCCGGAGATCTGGTATTCCAACGAGATCTACGCCGGGGAGGTTTAACATGGCGATCAAAACAGTACAGGCAATTATCAACGGCCAAGCGTACACCCTGACCCTCAACAGCGGGACGGGGAAGTACGAGGCCACCATCACAGCGCCGGGGAAAACGTCCTTCAACCAGCCCGGCGGCTACTACAATGTACAGGTCAAGGCCACCAACGAAGCCGGGTCGGTGGGCACGGCGGACGCTTCCACCATGGCGGGGCTGAAGCTGGTGGTGCGCGAGCGGGTGGCTCCCGTCATCACCATCATCTCGCCGTCCACCGGTGCATACGTCAGCAACAGCAAGCAGCCGGTAGTCTTTACCGTTGTGGACGAGACGGACGGCTCCGGCGTGGATCTGTCCACGCTGGTGGTCAAACAGGACGGGACGGCGGTTGCGTCCTCTGCCATCACCTCCACGGCCATCGCAAACGGCTATCAGGCGACGTACACCCCGACCACGGCCCTCACGGACGGCAGTCACACCGTCACGGTGGACTGCAAGGACCATGACGGCAACGCGGCGGCACAGAAGGCCACCACCTACAAGGTGGACACCGTACCGCCTACCCTTAACATCACGGCTCCCGTGGCGGGGCTCATCACGGCGTCCGCCTCTCAGACGGTGGCGGGCACCACCAACGATGCCACCAGCAGCCCCGTGACCATCAGCATCACCCTCAACGGTGTGGATCAGGGCGCGGTGACGGTGGCCTCCAACGGCAACTTTACAAAATCTGTGACGCTGCGGGAGGGCAGTAACACCATTGTGGTGACAGCCACGGACGCGGCGGGCCAAAAGGCCACGGTCTCCCGGACGGTGACGCTGGATACCTCCGTGCCGGTCATCAAGTCGGCCACCATCACGCCCAACCCGGTTGACGCGGGTAAGTCGATGGTGATTGCGGTGGAGATCGTATGAGTACGCAGATTTTAAGTGTCACGTTGCCCTCTGAGATTATCTATGTGACGGGCACCGTCAACGAAACGGTCTACGCATGGACGCTGATTGAGGGAGCGTGGACAGCCACGGTGGACCGGGCGGAGGATGATACCTATCACGTTGCACTCACCGCCGTCAACGCGGCGGGGACAAGCTCCAACTTTGAGCTGACGCTCTACTACGGCCTGCTGACGCTCATCACGGATCGGACGGCGATGGATGTGGCGCAGAAGACCTCAAAAGGCTTTTACAACGCCACCGACCTCAACCGGGTGGGTGCGGCCGTGGAATATGTAGCGGGACGGTTCCAGACGCTGGGTTATGATTGCCAGGTGTCAGTAAAAAAGGATTGGTGCGAATCGGACACACCTACGGCCAGCCAGATGGAAACGTACCGGCAGAACATTGCCACCCTGCGACGGCAGATTGCAGTGATGCAGTCCACGCCGGAGACGCCGGATACGATCCAGCAGCTGAATTACATCCGGGCCAACAACATCGAACAGATCTTGATGGATCTGGACCAGCTGATTACGAACATTCAAAAATCGTGGTACTTCTCCGGCGAGATCTACGCCGGAGAGACGTGAAAGGAGCGAGCGTATGAAAGATCGAGTGCCCCGGTATCCGGGGCGGGTGAAGATGACGCCGGTGGCGGGGCAGGAAAACACCTTTGATCTGGTCCGCGCTGACCAGCCGACGCAGGAGGGCACGCCGCTGAATAAGGCAAACCTTCTGCGGGACGCCACCGCAGCCATGTTTGGCCTCAGCGCAACCGCCGTGCCGGACGAGGTGCTGGCGTGGCTTGGAAAATATGCAGAGCACTGGTGGGCTAAAAGAGATGTGGGATATATTTCCAATCGCAGTACGCTTTCAAAATCTGTTGAAGTGGTTGGCTACGGAGGCAGCGGATTGGATCTGTTGATTGCAAAAGATATAACTGTAAATCCGGCTACCGGCGAAGTATCTCTTGTAAATCCAACTACTTATCGCATTGAACCATTTACCAAATATTCTGGCGGAGTGGCTGCAGCTCAAGCACTCGCGGCTAAATCCCCATGCTATCTGAAAAATATAATCGGTGAGCCAGAGTCAATTTTCTTCCTGCCTTCCGGATCAACTGGAGGAGAAGCTGCCAGGGCGACCGTCTACTGGGATGGTGATGGCCAGGAAGTAGTTTTGAATAAGAGCGCTAATATACCACCCACACGGGTATCCGTTATCCGAAAAGATGGCGCATATAGCTATATTCAGACGCTGACTCAAAATGCATATCAAAACGGGATTCAGGGGACAACGGAATATAAATATATGGGGAGGCCATTAGAAAATCTACCTGCAATGTCCAGGCTTAGTTTTGGAACGTATATTGGCACAGGCCAATATGGCCCTGATCATCCAAATCAGCTCCAGTTTGATTTTTGGCCTATTATTGTAATTATTTCCGATCATGGGAGAGATCAACATTTTTTTATATATCCGCAAAAATACGGCGATCTGTACAGGAGTGACTATGGATATGCATATGATACACTCGTTGATTGGGTTGATAACTCATTACGCTGGCATGTTGATGGGCAGAAGATCGATGCGGATAAACAGCTAAATACGATCGGAAACGAATATCGCTACGTGGCAATTGGGTGGGGTGACTATGGTAATCATTGAGATCAAGGCGCTTGAAAACGGAGCGCATCGAAACCAAACAGTGATGGGGTCCGTTCTGCCTCCAGACGGCTGGGCGGTGATTCCCGAAGATATGGAGATTCCGGAGACTTTTCCCTTTGTGAACATAGATGCCGCGGACGGCATAGTGACCGCAATGACGGCAGGAATCGTTCCTGTGCCGGAACCTAAGCCGGAGCCTGAGCCGACGGTGAACGAGCGGATGAAAAAGCTGGAAACCGAGAACGGCAAACTGAAAAGTCAGATCCAGATGCAGGCACAGCAGCAGGAATTTCTGGAAAACTGCCTGCTGGAGATGGGCGATATTGTTTATGCGTAAGTTTTGGGCTGAGCTGGCCCTTAACCTATATTTTTACTTATCGAAAGGAGATCAAGAAATGATGGCTATGTTGTATGCGAGCAAGATCTGTATGGAGGCGAAAAACCCAAAGACCGGAAAACCGTGGGAGTTTGCGGACGTACCGCCGAAGCTGAAGCAGCAGGTGGCGGACATCCTCATCAACGAGTGCGGCCTGCCGGATCTGGTGCCTGCCGAGTACGGCGGCACGACGGACGCCAATGCCTGACCGCTGCGTGTGCTGCGGGGCCATTGTCCCGGAGGAGCGACAGGGCTGCACCATCTGCGAGCGGCAGTGGCCCAGGTTTTAACTGCACGAAACGAAGTCGGATTTTTGACTTGCACGAAACCAAGTCGGACTTAATCTGCAACATTAGGAGGCAGCATGACAGAGACGATCATATGCGCCCTCATCACCGGAGGGCTGACGCTGATGGGCGTTTTGATTGCCAACAGCAGGACCCAGGCGGTGACGGAGGCCAAGCTGGACGAGCTGACCAGGGAGGTCCGGGAGCACAACCACTTTGCCCAGCGTATGCCGGTGGTAGAGGAGCAGATCAAGGTCATCAATCACAGAATCGCTGACCTTGAAAAAGAGACAAGCAATATGTGTGAGGAGGAGAAACACTGTGGAAAATATTAAAAAGCGGGTGGCAAATCTGCTGGCGGTCAAAAGCCTGGTGACCATCACGCTGACGGTGGTCTTCGCGGTCCTGGCTCTGCGGGGCAGCATTTCCGGGACGGAGTTCCTGACTATTTTCACCACGGTCATTGCCTTCTATTTCGGCACCCAGCGGGTCCGGGAGGACAAGGAATGACCAGGGCGGGGACGATCCCGCTCCAGGATATGCAGTGGGTGCGGATTTATTTCAACAGAAAGCGTCTCCGCTTCACCACGACCAACCTGAAAAAGATGCTGGCGGAGGCGGGCGGAGACGCTATCTGCAACGGCTCCATTTTCCTGCGGGATCTGTCCCCGGCCTGCCACCTGAAGGCAGACGGACAGGCCCGTAAGACCCCCAATTACCGGGCGTGGGCCATCAGCTGGAACACGCCGGAGGATTTCGGGGTGCGCACGGTGCCGAATAGCGACGCAAACTACATGGAGTGCGTCCACCTTATCATCGGCGGGAAGAAGATCAACCCTATCCACTGCGGAGCGGATATGCGCTACCGCGCTCCCCGGACGGCTATCGGCACCAAGGGCGGACGGTTCGCCTACTATGTGAGCCGGGAGCGGCACACGCCGGAACAGCTCCGTGACCTGCTGGCGTCCTCCGGCTGGGACAACGCCATCATGATGGACGGAGGCGGGTCTACCTGTTTCATGGATTCGGCAGGGGAGGGCATCGCCGGGGACGGGCGGGTGATTCCGTTCTTCCTGGTGTGGAAGTACAAGAGCAGCGACGCATTTGAGCCGGAAGGAGAGAAACCCATGGTAGAGATTAACGCCTATTCCAATGCGAAGGACGGCGGCAAGAAGCTGTCCACAAACTTTACAGTGGAAGAATTTGCCTGCAAGGACGGCTCCGATGCCGTGTTGGTAGCGCCCCGGCTGGTGATGGTTTTGCAAAGTATCCGCAGTCACTTCGGCGCGGCTGTGACCATCAATAGCGGGTATCGGACGCCGCAGTACAATACCAAGGTCGGCGGCGTGGCCAACAGCCAGCACTGCTACGGCACGGCGGCGGACATTACTGTGCGGGGGCAGAAGCCGGCAGCGGTGGCGGTCTACGCAAGAGAACTCATGCCTGATTGGGGCGGCGTGGGGATTTATGGAAGCTTTTGCCATATCGACGTCCGGGAGAAACGCTCCGACTGGACGGGCTAAACTATTGAGAGGAGGGCACAGATGATGGCAACATCCACGCGGCATGGCCGCGCTCTGCAAGTCTGGACATACCATGAACAAGACGCACCAGGAGATCCGGGCGCTGTTGTCATCGATGGCGCCCATGAGAGCGGAGCAGGCCGTCCGGCTGGTGGCCCTGCCCCCTGATGAGGAAACGGCGGTGCTGGCGGTGGACGTCCACGGCCAAAGCTGCCTCCAAACGGCGGAGCGGCTTCATGTGAGCGTGGACACCGTGAAGCGGCTACGGCGCTCTGCTTACCGAAAATTGCAAGACGAAATCTATACTACACGTTGAGAGACGCGGTTCAATTTGAACCGCGTCTTTTTTGCACACTTTTCTGCCCTTTTTCTGCCACTTTGAATGGAGTTTTTTGGCTTACCATGAAAGCAGAGCGAAGGAGGGGTTCTCCGTGATTACAACTGGCAGAGAATATATTGACCGTCTGCGGGCGTGCGGGATGAGCGAATCCAGCGCCACAGATATTTGTTATAAATACGCGGCACAGGATGATGAAAAAGGGCTGGCTGAATTGGTGAGAGCAAATGAATTGCTCTACGATGACCGCCGGGAATATGTATAAGTATTTCAACCCCAACCCCTGCGGGAAAAATGTGGGGGATTGCACCGTGCGGGCAATCGTAAAGGCTACCGGCAAGGATTGGGGCGAAATTTATTTGCGGCTCTGTATCCAAGGGTATCTGGATGGTGATATGCCGTCGGCTAACGCTTGCTGGGGGCGGTATCTTCGCAGCATTGGATATCGGCGGTACATCGTGCCGGACACCTGCCCAGACTGTTACACGGTGGGCCAATTTGCGGAGGATCACCCAGCGGGCACCTATATTTTGGCTTTGTCCGGTCATGTGGTCTGTGTCTGCGACGGCATGATCTGGGACAGCTGGGACAGCAGCAACGAGAACATCTTGTATTACTGGGTCAAGGAGGATGACTAACATGGCGTACACACCTTACGGATGGCAAAATCCCTATTACGCACAGCCTATGCCGGATAACCTGGCACAACTCCGTCAACAGCAGATGCCTCCAATGATTGTACCGCAGCCCCCGCAGAATCCGGTGGCGCAGAGCGGTGTACAGTGGGTCAGCGGGGAACAGGAGGCACGAAACTGGATGATCGCGCCCAACGCTGCCGTGGCTTTGTGGGACAGCTCCGCGCCAACGGTGTATCTCAAAAAGGCAGATGCCAGCGGTAAACCCTCACTTACAATCTATGACCTCGTAGAACGCGCAGAAACGCCCCGTACAGCGCCCACGACAGACCCTGTGAAGTTTGTCACCCGTGAAGAATTTGACGCGCTGGCGGCGGTTGTGGACGGCATGAAGGGCAAAAAGAAGACGAAGGAGGCTGACGCTGATGGTTAACCCTTTTTTTGACGCTTTAGGCGGCGGGAACACGCCGGTAGGCCGGTTTCAACAGATGATGCAGCAATTCAACCAGTTCCGGTCCTCTTTTCAGGGGGACCCGAAGGCCGAAGTGGAAAAACTTTTGCAATCCGGCAGAATGAACCAGCAGAAGTTGAACCAGCTGCAGGAGATGGCAAAGCAGTTTCAAGGCTTGCTTAAATAAGCAAACAATAAGCTAAATTAAGCAAGCATTTAAGCAAGGTGTTTTCTAAATTATTAGGTTAATCAACATCGTGGCCACGATTTGATAATAAAAAACTGAAAGGAGTTTTTCTATGTCTCTTTCCTCTGACGGCGCTCCCATGCTGACTATGCCTGTGGCACCCACCAATACTGGCGGTAATGGCGGGTTTGGCTGGGGCGACAACGGCGCTCTGTGGCTCATTGTTCTGTTCCTGTAATCAAGCAAGAAACCACCATGCATGTTCCTGTTCATCTTTGCAGGTGGTTGGGGTAATGGCTTCGGCAGCAACGGAAACGGTGGTGGCGGCGTGGTCGACGGCTATGTGCTGACCTCTGATTTTGCCAATGTCGAGCGCAAGATCGACAGTGTAAATCAGGGCCTTTGCGACGGATTTTACCAGCAGGCGCAACTTGTCAACGGCACCAACATGGCAATGGCAAACGGCTTTGGGCAGGCTGAGCTTTCCCGTGCAACTCAGCAGGCAGCTCTCATGCAGCAGTTGACTGCCATGCAGATGCAGGCCGCTGAGTGCTGCTGCAACCAGCGGGCCGACACGGCACAGCTCCGGTATGACATGGCTGCGCAGGGCTGCGACACCCGCAACACCATCCAGACCGCAACGCGGGACATCATCGACAACGCCAACAGCAACAGCCGTGCGATCCTCGATTTCTTGACCCAGAGTAAGCTGCAGGATCTCCAGAGCGAGAATCAGGGCTTGAAGCTGGCCGCATCTCAGGCGGCGCAGAACAGCTATCTGGTATCCCAGCTCCGGCCTTCTCCCATTCCGGCCTACACAGTGCAGAACCCCTATTGCTGCAACCAGTTTGCCGGATGCGGCTGCTGACAACTGCATAGCGTAGCTTTTCCTCCATGTTGGGGAAATGGTCGGCCCCATGCCGATACTGATGACAAAGCGGCGGGGCAGTAGCCCTGCCGCTGATTTTACGAAAGGAGATTTCTATGCCTGAATATACTGCTGTTGCTACACAGACCGTAGCGGCAAATCAGAACGTGCTTTTTACGGAAGCACCGATCCCCTGCACTAAGGGCCTCGTGACACACCGCGCAGGCTCCGGTCTGTTTAACCTCCGTGGTAACTGCTCTCAGTGCCGCGTCCGCTATAAGGTGGACTTTATCGGCAACATTGCCGTAAGCACCGGCGGGACCCCCGGCCCCATCTCCGTTGCCATTGCGGTTGACGGTGAGCCTCTCCCGTCCTCTGTCGCGACGGTGACGCCCACAGCGGCGGAGGCGTTTTTCAACGTGGCGGCATCCGAGTACATTGACGTTACAAAGGGCTGCTGTGCATCGCTGTCCATCCGCAACGTTAGTGGCGTGGCCATTGACGTAAGCAACGCGAACCTTATCATTACCAGAGTTTGCTGAGAAAGGAGAACACAATGGGAATGAAATCTATGTATGAACTTCGGGATATGCTCTGCAAAGAGCTTGATGAGCTGATCCGCAAGGGTGAGCTGGGCGCCGGTGATCTGGACATTGCCCACAAGCTGACGGACACCATCAAAAACATCGACAAGATCGAAGCGATGGACGAGCGCGGCTATTCCGGGCGCTATCTGGACGATGACCTGCGCGGCTACGGCCGTGGCAGCTCTTATGCCCGAAAACATTATGTCCGCGGTCATTACAGCCGCACGGACGCCACCGAGAATCTGCGTAGCCAGATCAATGACATGATGCGCGAGACCGACGATGACCGTATCAAGGATGCCCTGCGCCGTGCAATGGACATGATGGAGGACTAAGGGGGTAGGCCCCAATGATTGACGAGCGAGAATTGGCGCTATGGATCAAGCGGTTAGAGACGGAAGAATCCAGCTGGGCAAACTATAAAAAGCTGGCGGCGCTATATACCATCCAAAACCAGAACCGGGAGCCGGTGAGGGAATCTCGCATGATCGAGGCGTATTCTGCAGCTCCCGCACCTGACAGCGATTTCCTCCGGGCGGTATCTAACGTTGACCCAACCCGTGCGTGGGAGGTCATGGACGAACTGATGGACAGCTTGAAAGTGGTAAACGAGCGGGTTTATAATAGCGTCATGCGGAAATTGGAAAGCTAAACTTAACCCCTCGGCAAATGCCGGGGGGTTAGTTATATTTTAACGTAGGGAATGCGACATGAAAATAAGACTAACTTGGCGTTACAAAAAACGCACCGTCATTGTCTGCGTCGATGCGCTGAATCGTGCGTACCCAGAATTCCTTTTTTGCCTGCCGGTCTAAATTAGGATATTCCTTCAATTCCCGCCGTAATGTTTCAAGGTCAAATTTTTTTATAGGTTCCGGGTTTATTACCACAAGCTGCTGTTTCAATTCCGTATAATCTTTTTTGTATTCTTCGATTTCGATCAAATCTGACAGATACAATTCTTTTAGCTTTTGCATTTTCCGTTTGATTTGCTCCGCCGTTTTGGGCGGCTTTTTTTCTGCGGTTTTTGATTTGGAGTAATACTTTTTTGCGATCCCCTCAAATTCCCGCAGAAGGTAATCCTCAAGCACATCTTCTCGGATTCTGAGGATGTGCGGGCAGTCGGCTGGGTCAAGTGTGTGCGTTCTGCATCGGTAGTACTTGTACACCTGCTTTACAGTCTCCGGCTGCATATTTCTACCGCACTCCCGGCAACGGAGAATCCCGGTAAACAAATATATCCGGTCCGCACTGGCGTTCCGCTGGCTTCGCCGTTCCAAGATTTTCCCAGCAAGGTCGAAGGTTTCTCGATCGACGAGTGCGGGCAATGCGTTTTCCACGCCGAACGCCTCACCTAAGTACAGGCGGCTTCTCAACGCATCCTTGTATTTGTTGTACGAGCGTTTGATCCCCCACTCTGTTGCCATATACCGCCTTAGTGCAAGGATGCTTTGCAGCCGTATAAAGGCTGGGAACATATCTCGCGCCGCGTCTGCGGTTTCTTCATCAATGGCGTAGCGCCGGTTCTTCACGCAGATTCCGATGGGAGTTTTCCCGTTGGTGGGCTGGCCCTTTGCCCTCTTGCCCTCGTTGATGGCCTTAATGCGCTCCGATGTCCCCTGCGTAACGGATTTCATCCCGATCGCGGAGCGGAACGGTACGCTCCGATGTGCGGTCAGCTTCGTCCTGTGCCACCGACAACATAATATTGACCTTCAATCGCCCTGATGCAGTCCGCGTTTCGTAGTCCTCTCTAATGGCCTGCCAATCCACATGATTTTTGTCGAGAACCTCTTGCACGGCGTAGTACCCCGCCACATTCCGAAACCACCTATCCAGCTTGACAAAAAAAATGGTGTCGATTTTCCCGGCGCTGCAATCATCAAGCAGGCGCATCAAGGCCGGACGCTTTTTATACGGCTTTCTGGCGCTGATTCCGGCGTCCTCGTAAATGCCAACCACCTCCATGCCGTGTGCAGCGGCATATGCAATCAGGGCCTCCCGCTGGTCTGCCAGGGACAGGCCGTGCTTCGCCTGTTCTTCGGTCGATACCCTGATGTACAGTGCTACACGGATGCGTAGATTATTTGGTAGAGTAACCACTATTTTTTGGCACATGTTATCCCCTCCAAAATCCATAGTTGGCACAATGGATGTCAACCCAAACGCACCAGGCAAAAAGCCCGATGATCAATAGTGACAAACCGAGTATGATCCACCTGTATAGCTTCACGGAGTGCCAAAGATTGCACAGTTCTGTGTCCATCAGGCCGATGGTCTTCCGCTTATTCTCAAGGCGGTGTTCCAGACCGTCCTTTTCCGCTTGCAACGTTTCCTCACTGGCCGTCAGATGATCTCCGATGCCGTAAAATCCATCCAGCGACACGCCAAGGACGGCGCATATTGGCCCAACTGTGGAGATATAGGGGGCCTTGGAAGCATGGGTAAAGAAATTGTTGACGGTAGACGGCGGAATCCCCGATGCTTCAGCTATGTCCTGAATGGTCATACCCAAAGCGTTACGTTTCGCCTTACAAACCTCCTGAATGGTCATAAAAAAGTGCCTCCTTACCCCAAAAATCAAAACATGGGTAAAGGCGGCACAAACTTTTAAACGGCTGAAAACGCCAAAAACCAAGCTTTGGAACTTGCCCACCCAACCATGTTTTTGCTACGCTTTGATCACGGCAAGCCAATCCCCCCAAGGCTTGCCATCCGGCCCCCGCCGTTTGTTGCAGAGGCGGCGGGGGATTTGGTTACTTATTGCTTCTCAAGTTTTACGGTCTGCGTAACTCCCATGGCAGACACTTCGTAACTGATTACGCCGTCCTGATAGGTAAATGTCTTTGTGTCATCGCCGCTGGCGAGAATTGCCATATCGGTCTGATCTTTATCATTTTCCGATTCCCAGGTGTACGGCTCATCCGCCGTGGTAGGGGCATCGAAAGAACCGGCCCAATAGAGGGCTTTGGTTTCTCCGTTATCAGATACCCAATACACCTCAATGGCATCTCCGGCAATGGTAGCGGCTTGCCATGCGTCATCTGCATTGCTGTTTGTCTGCTTCCACTCTCCAACGAGATCGGGTGGAGTTACCGGCTCGTTTTCTGGCTCGGTCTGATTCGTTTCCCCGCAGGCGGTTAACATACCGAGTACGAGAACCGAAGACAGCGCGATAAGCAAAAACTTTTTCATCTCAACTCTCCGTTTCCTTATATTTTCGACTGCACAAAGTGCAATAATCGACATATAGCCCCGTTACTACAATTATTTGGAGGGACACAAAATGCTGCGTAATGACGTGGAAAGTGATATAATGATTAGAGAAAAACTGAAAGAAAAAATTCTCACTATGAGCGATGCGCAGCAAAACGCATTGCTGCTTGCTGCGCGTGAGATTAGGAGAAAATCGAAAGAACAAAGGAGAGAACTTTATGAAAATGCTCAACAAGCAAGGTAAGCAAAACGCTTGTGACACTGGAGAAGCCGGCAACGACAAAGTCGTGCTTTCTCTGCTTTTGGCGATCAATGACCGCCTGTCTCTCCTTCCGGTCATTTTCGGCCTGTTGGTAGGCAACATATTGGCGAAGCTCATCGATGCGCTTTTCTTCTAATTTCTTGAGCTGTCTAGCTGCGGAATCATCCTCGCTGATATAGCCGGTCTCAAACCCGTCCTTCAACCAATCGTTCATCGCTTGCTCATCAAAAATTGCGCATAGCGCAACAACTCGTTCAGCTCGGCGTCGGTCGCCGTGTCGATAAAATCAAACAGCTCTTGAACGGTAGGACTTACGCCCTCGATCTTCGGATCGGGGGTTTTTTCTTTTTCCCCCGGCAGGGCATCACCGACCAGCTCGTCAACGGTCACATGGAAGTAATTTGCGACCTTCATGATTGTTGCGTCTGTTATCCCACCGCCATTTTTCCATCTATTTACGGATGTTTTAGATAGCCCCAATTCCAATGCGGCGGCAGATGGGGACTTCCCGTTTTTGTTGCACAGGGCAACGTACTTCTCATAAAAAGTCACAACATCGCCCTCCTGTTATTGGCTATAATGACATAGTTAAGAAAGTTACCCGAAATCGCTTGACAGTTAACAGAGTAACCATTATAATAGGCGTTGTAGGGTAACTAAGGGAACACAAACCCGAACCCAAGCGGAACCGCCTGTGTTTGAAAAAATTATTATGTTCCTCGCAAGTCCATAATAACACGGTTAGTTAACTTATGCAACCCTAAAGTTGACTGCGGCGGAGAAAAAACCGCCCCGGTGTACGAGCACCGGAGCGGCACGCCGGTTATTTAGACCGACGGTTGGACAGTGCAGACGCGGCCAGAGTTTTTACGGTCTTGCCGGTCTTGCGGCTGCTCAATGCCTTGGAGGCCTTGGAAGCAACACGCTTGCTTGTCCGAACGGAGTTTTTCGGCAAAGGGATTCCTCCTTTCATAAAAGGATACCCTTCACTCTTTCTTTCCTCCACTTGGCAGTATAGCAAATCTCCCCGCCGCAGTCAACGAAATTAACAATCAAGAGGGAGGAATGACATTGCTTGAAGCATGGACTGGTCGAGCGGTCGGCAAGATGCACATGAACCGTATCTCGTTTGAAGATGTCGCTGGGGAGCTGGGCGTGACAAGGGCGTACATCAGCATGATTTTGAACGGCAAGCGGAAGCCGCCTGACGCGCGGAAGCGCGTGGAGGGCGCAATCGACGCGATCATCAAACGGCGTGCTGAGGAAAACTAACAGGAGGAAAAAGGAATGAAGGAAATTAAGGTACGGATCACATTTACGGAACCCATTCTTGGCACAAGCCCTGCAAACCCAGACGTATATCGGGAGTTCATCGGTTCCAAATCCCCGGACGCTTTGAGCGTTGAGGACGAAGTTGCCGCGCTGGGCGCTGATGCCGTGGCGGAAAAGGCCATGACGGTGTTCCCCCGGACGGAGGACGGCACCCCGTTCCTTTACGATTACCAGATTAAAGGCTTCTTCAAGGATACCTGCGGCGGCCTGCGGAAAGTAAAAGGCACCGCCAGCGAGAAGATCAAAGCCTACAAGAAGGAGATCGACAAGTTGATCTTTCCGGAGCCGCGGGTGATTCCGCTGGAGTTTGACGGTGCCATCGGCGAGTGTCAGCGCCCCCTGAGAGCGCAGACGGCCCAGGGCGAGCGCGTCAGCCTTGCCATGAGTGAGGAAATCCCCGCAGGCGCTACTTGCGAGTTTCGGGTAATTTGCCTCTGCGACGATCACGAGAAAGCCGTCCGGGAATGGCTGGACTATGGCCGCTTCTCCGGTATCGGCCAGTGGCGCAACAGTGGAAAAGGCCGGTTCACCTGGGAGGAGATCCAGTAACGCAGCGGAGGGGTTAGGCGGTGCGAAGCAATGGAAACGCTGTGAGGCGCTTGGCAAGGCCACGGCAAGGCATGGCCCCGCGGTGATTTGCCATGGAATGGAAACGAGACGCTGGGCAAGGTCGGGCGTCGCAAAGCAACGGAATAGCCTTGCATTGGGGCGCTATGGAATGGAAGGGCCGCGAATCGTTCAGCAATGCAAAGGCAATGCACAGAGAAGCCATGCCATGGAGGGGCGAAGTTGCGTACTGCTAAGAGCAGCAATGGAAGAGCATGGTGCAGTTAGGAATAGCAACGGAATGGAATAAATTAGCTCGGCAGTGCGGCGGCACAGATCTGCCATGGATAGCAGAGGAAATGTTTAATAACAGGAGGATAAAAAGGTGAAGCACATGAATGAGAACTGGGCAATTTGCCATGACAACGGTATCGCGGGACAGCGCGGTGCAAGCGATGGTTTCACTTCCGAGGCGCAGGCCGTAAAATTTGCGGCAGAGATGGCGTCGCATGGCGTTACCATCTACGAAATCTGGCGTGTGGAATAAAAAATGCCCCGTCCGGTGTTGCAGACCGGACAGGGCGGCGGAACAAATCTTAGGCTCAGATATGTATCCTGTGGCTATTTTAGCACGGGGGAAAGGAAAAGGCAATGGCGAAGAAACGGAAAATCGAATACCGGATAATCTGGGTGTCTCCGCCTGACCCGGTGAAGATCATGACGGAGTTCGGCAAGATCTGGTCGAGGGAGCATGGCCTTGAGTTTGACGGTGTTTACACCAAAGAGGGGGACATCAAGCAATGAGCTGGAATCTGTTTTTTATGAACCTGGGCGTGGCCTATGCAGCCACTTGGGTATTCAAGGTTGTAGATTTCATCGAAGGAGGGACCCGCATGAGAAAGCATGAACGGCGCACCAGAGAGCAGCGGAAGGCGGACGCCTCCGCATGGATTGGCTTTATGAGTTTTCTGGCCCTGCTGCTGATTACCATTTCGTACATGGTGGTGAGCGCGCGATGAGCAGAACGAACCGACATGAGCGCTATCCACTGGGCCTCTGCCCGGTCTGCGGCATGGACAGCGGGGAGCGTGTGCAGAGTGAGAAAGCCCCGTTTAAGCATTATGTCCGCTGCGCGACCTGCGGGGCCAAGACCGGCGGTTATACCAGCCAGAACAGCGCCACGAAGGCGTGGCAGAGAGGGGATGCGTGGAAATGAGATGCAAGGTATATCCGGTGTGCGCCCACTGTTCCACGGTGATGGACCCCGGCCTTTACGATGACGTGGCCCCTGGATTCCTGGTGAACGGCGAGTGCTACTGCCCGGAGTGCTTCAAGGAGTGGATGAAGGACGCGGTGGACAGCGACCCGGAGACCGTGGCACGGGCCATGGGGATCGCGATCATCGACATCCCGGAGGGCTGATATGAACCAGTGTGAGCGGATCTTGAAGTATCTGGATGAACACGGCAGCATCACACGGGCCGAGGCCATGAGCGAGTGCGGGATCGCCAATTTCACGGCGCGGGTCTCTGACTTGCGGCGGGACGGCGTGGCGCTTGACGTGGAGACGGTCACACAGAAGAACCGCTACGGCGAGACCGTGCGGTTTGCGAGATACAGGAGGACAAATGGGCAATAGCTGTTTATTCTACACACGGGCGACCGTGGATATCAATTTCCCGGAGGGGCATGTGTGTTGCACACTGTGCCCTCTGCTGGAAACCTATTCCCGGCTCCAATGCCGGAGAACGGGCGAGTACCTGCTTGATTCAAAAGGGCGCGGGATGTATTGCCCGCTGAATTTGGAGGATGAACATGGAGAATCTGGGGATTTATGAGCGGGTTCGGCAGGTGCCGGAGGCCGCCAAGCGGTCCATTCAGGCGGGGCGGTTGAAGGGTAAGACCGATATCAACCCCATGTGGCGCATCAAGGCGCTGACGGAGCAGTTCGGCCCCTGCGGAATCGGCTGGAAGTATGTTATCACGGACAAGCGGTTGGAGCAGGGGGCCAACAACGAGGTTGCCGCATTTCTGGACATCGACCTGTTTGTCAAGGTAGACGGGGCGTGGTCGGAAGCTATCCCCGGCACCGGCGGCAGCGCCTTTGTAGCAAGCGAGCGGAACGGGCTGTATACCTCGGACGAATGCTTCAAGATGGCTCTTACGGACGCAATTTCTGTGGCCTGTAAGGCATTGGGCTTTGGCGCGGATGTGTACTGGGATAAGGACAGCACCAAGTATGACCGAGGCGCAGAACCTCAGCAGCGGCCCCAGAAAGCGGCCATTCCGCCCCAGCAGAAGCCCGGATACAGACTTCCTCCGCAGGGCGATGCCACCGTTATCTGTGAGCACTGCGGCGGTCAGGTGATGGATTACTTTGACGGCAGAGCCACGGTGAAGGCGGCGCGTCTGGCGGCACGAGCGAAGGAACTGTACGGCCATGCGCTGTGCGAAAAGTGCGTAGCCGAGGCCAAGGAGGCCAACGATGCAGCAGGTTAACGCCACATCGTTCCGCTGGACGATGGATGCCGCCGGTGATTGGCTGTGCATCCAGACCAACAAGGCACGACAGGTGCTTGACAGCCTGAAACCCGGCAAGGTCTACGACGTGGAGATCAAGGAACACCGGGAGAAGCGGAGCCTTGACGCGAATGCGTACTTCTGGGTTCTGGTTGACCGGCTGGCCGAAAAGACTCGGATTCCCAAGACGGATATTTACCGGAGCTACATCCGGGAAATCGGCGGAAACAATGAGACGGTGTGCATTCCGGCCAAAGGCGTAGACAAGCTGCGGAGCGGTTGGGAGCATAACGGGCTGGGCTGGCTGACGGATACCATGCCCAGCAAGCTTCCGGGCTGCACGAACGTTGTACTTTACTACGGGTCCAGCACCTACGATACCGCACAAATGTCACGGTTGATCGATATGGCGGTGCAGGACTGCGTAGAGCAAGGTATTGAGACCCTGCCGCCGGACAAGCTGGCGGGGATGATGGAGGAATGGGGATGCACAAAATGACAAAGGCCACGGCCATTCCGCAATCCGTGAAAGTTGTGGTATGGGCACGGGACAATCACCAGTGCGTGATCTGCGGGTCTCCCGCAGGCGCGCCGGTGGCCCATGTGGTACGGCGTTCGCAGGGCGGCATGGGGATTGAGCAGAACATAGCAACCCTCTGCCCCCGCTGCCACCGCCTGTATGACGAGGGGCCATTAAGAGACCGCGAACGTATCTACGTGCGGTTGGTGGCGCACATGAAAGCATTTTACCCGGATTGGAACCGGGAGGACATGATTTACAGAAAGGGAGCTATTTCATGCTGAACAGAATTATTGTGATGGGCCGGATGACCCGTGACCCTGAATTGCGGAGAACCAACAGCGGCACGGCGGTTGCATCCTTCACTGTGGCGGTTGATCGGGATTTCAAGTCCCAGTCCGGCGAGAAGGAGACGGATTTCATCGATATTGTTGCCTGGCGTTCCACCGCCGAGTTTGTCAGCAAGTATTTCACCAAGGGCCGTATGGCTGTGGTGGAGGGCCGACTACAAATCCGGGACTGGACCGACAGGGACGGCGGCAAGCGCCGCAGCGCCGAGATCGTAGCCGACAGCGTGTACTTTGGCGATTCCAAGCGGGACGGCGGGGACGCGGCGCAGAGCGAACCGCAGGGCGGTTTCAGCGAGGTTGAGGACGATGGGGACCTCCCGTTCTAAGGCGGTGGTTGAATGCCGAACAGGATCATCAAGGATAGCATCAGGACGAGCAAAAGCATCAACGCAATGTCGGATTTCCAATTCCGATTGTGGGCGTACCTGATTACTTACGTTGATGATTATGGGCGCGGCAGCGCAGACCCGGAATTGCTCAAAGGCTTCGTATTCCCCCGCAGAAAAGGTGTGACTGAGGGAACGATCAGTAAGACGCTTGCAGAATTGGCGACCATAGGCTCTGTGATCCTTTATGAAGTTGACGGAGAGCCGTACCTATGTTTTCCAAACTGGAGCGAACACCAGACGGTGAGGAACAAAGTAAGCAAATTCCCGGCACCTGCTGACGGATTGATTACATCTGAAATTAATTGCAATCAATTGCAAGCATGTGAAAGCAAATGCGCCCGTAATCCAATCCAGAATCCAGAATCCAGAATCCAGAATCCAGAAGAAGTAGGC